CGTGACGACTCGTTCAATCCACCAGAATCTGAAGAGGAAAGATTCGAGAGATTAGAGGCAGTTAAGGACGTGTGGTACGAAGGTGTCATGGTTCTTGGTTCAAGTATACTACTTAAGTGGGAGATGCAGAAGAACATGATACGTCCAGAGGCAGCTAGTCAGAAGGCGTTATCTAACTACGTCATCTCAGCACCAAGAATGTATAAGGGTCGCATCGAGTCATTGGTTAGACGAATGATTCCATTCGCTGATCAGATACAGTTGACACATCTTAAGCTACAGCAGGTATTATCTAGAGTAGTTCCAGACGGGGTGTTCTTAGATGCAGACGGACTTAGTGAGGTTGACTTAGGAACTGGAGCAGCGTACACACCACAGGATGCACTTAAGCTATTCTTCCAGACTGGTTCTGTTGTAGGGCGTAGCTATACTGGAGACGGTGAGTTTAATAACGCACGTGTGCCAATCCAAGAGTTAAACAGCTCAAGTGGACAAGGTAAGATGCAGGCGCTTATTGGTGCTTACAACTACCAGCTGAACATGATACGTGACGTGACTGGACTTAATGAGGCTCGTGATGCGTCTACACCTAACCCCGATGCCTTGGTTGGTATCCAGAAGATGGCGGCACTAAACAGTAACACGGCAACAAGACATATACTAAACGCAGGGTTATCTATTACTAGAAGACTTGCTACATGCATATCACTTCGTATCTCAGATATTCTTGAGTACGCAGATTTTAAGGATGAGTTCGCAATGCAGGTTGGTAAGTACAACCTTGCTATATTAGAAGATATTAAGAACCTATACCTACACTCGTTCGGAATATTTATCGAACTAGAGCCAGACGTAGAGGAGAGAGCGCAGCTTGAGCAGAACATTCAGATGTCGTTACAGCAGCAGTCTATTGACTTAGAGGATGCCATCGACATTAGAATGATCAAGAACCTTAAGTTAGCTAACGAGATGCTTAAGGTTAAGCGTAAGAAGAAACAGAAGGCATTAGAGGATCGTCAGGACATGCAGTCTCAGATTCAGATGCAGATGAACATGCAGTCGCAACAAGCGGCACCTGAACAGAAGCAACAGTCTGCACAGATTGAGTCACAGGCTAAGATTGCTATTAAGGAGGCTGAGACTAACTTTGCTATCCAGTTACTTGCGGCTGAGGTTGCTAGTAAGAAGGAGCTGATGCAGATCGAGTTTGACTACAACATGCAGTTAAAGGGTATCGAGACCGATAACCTTATGAAGAGAGAGACTAAGAAGGAAGATGCTAAGGATGAGAGAGTTAATAAGCAAGCTACGGCTCAGTCTAAGTTAATTGATCAGAGAAAGAACAACCTTCCTCCAGTAGACTTTGAGAGTAACGAGGACTCACTAGATGGGTTTGACTTGTCTGAGTTTAACCCTAGATAATAGGGTATTAGTTTTTTGACTAATTTTGTAGGATAAATGGCAGAGAAGAAGAAGACAGCGGCATGGACACGCTCAGAGGGTAAGTCAAAGACTGGAGGATTAAATGCCAAGGGTGTTGCTTCATACAAGAAGGAGAACCCTGGGTCAAAATTAAAGATGGCGGTTACAAAGAAGCCTTCAGAGTTAAAGCCTGGTAGTAAGGACGCTGCACGTAGAAAGTCATTCTGCGCTAGGATGTCTGGAGTTCCAGGACCAATGAAGAAGCCAAATGGAGAGCCTACAAGAAAGAAGCTCGCACTTGATAAATGGAATTGTTAAATTAAATTAAATATAAATGAGTGATTTTAAAATTAGAATCGTAGACGGTAACGAGTCGTCTATGGCAGAAAGAGAAGCGGAAGTTATTAAGGAGGCTGAGGTTGCGATTGAGGAACCTATCGTAGAAGAACAAGAGATTACAGAAGAAGTAGTAACACCAGTTGCTGCGTCTAACGAAATAAATGACGATGTCGTTCTTTCACATATTAGAACAAAATACAACAAGGAGGTAGCCAGTCTAGATGACTTGTTTCAGGCAAGCAATGAGCCAGAACAGTTAGACGCAGAGGTAGCTGCATTCCGTAAGTATAACAAAGAGACGGGTAGAGGAATCGATGACTTTGCAAAGTTAAGCAGAGACGTTGACAATATACCTACAAATAAATTGCTGTCTGAATTCTACAAGGATAACGGAGACGACGAGGAAGAGGTTGAGTATAGACTTAGTAAACTAAGCTATGACGAGGACTTGGACTCTGACGAAGATATCGCAGATAGAAAGATGGCACTAAAACAAGAGCTAAAGAAAGCTAAGCAGTACTTTAATGAGCAGAAAGAAAAATACAACGTACCCCTTGAGTCAAGAGAGCCGTTAATTCAAGAAGCTGATAGAGAGGACTACGAAGCCTACAGAGCAAATAAGACCAGCAATACTGAATTGCAGGCGGAACAACAGAAGAAGTCGCAATACTTTGCTGAGAAGACTAATGAATTGTTCACCGATAAGTTCGAAGGTTTCGGATTTGATATCGATGGGGAAAGAGTTGTCTACAAGCCAGCAGATGTTAACGCTTTGAAAGAACAGTCTACATTAAATAACCTAATCAGTTCATTCTTGGACGAGAACGGTTTCTTAAAGGACGCTGAAAAATTCCACCGAGCAATGACTATAGCTGCTGATCCTGATAAGTTCGCAAAGTTTTTCACAGATAAGGGAATAGCGAAGGCTACAACTAACTTCGAGAAGGATGGAAAGAACATAGACATGGTTAGAGGTGGATCAACTCCAGCTCAGAAGTCTAACGGGATGACGTTTAAAGTAGTAGACACTGGTCAGAATGATACATTTAAAATTAGAAAACGCTAAAACAAAAACAAAATGGCTGGAACAATTCAAGCATCGCCAGGAGTAGATTTAACTCCTTCGTCGGTACAATCAACATTATCAACAAATTACATTACTGATTTTGATTTCTTAAATCAATATCTTCCTGAGACTGACAAGAATGAGTTCGAAGGATACGGTAACCGTACAATCACTGGTTTCTTACGTAACGTAGGAACTGCTGAAATCCCTTTCGCTTCTGACTTAATTAAGTGGTCTGAGCAAGGTCGTTTGCATACAAAGTATACAACTGTAACTCCAGTATCCGCTACAGCAGCAGATGATCAAGTTCTTTTTGACATCGGTGCTACTAACTGTAACTTTAGATTAGGACAGGTTGTATTCTTATCAAATAATGCAGGTGGAACTTCTTACAAAGGTATCGTTATTCCTTCTGGAACAACTGACTTGACTCGTTTCAAGGTTGCTTTGTATAACGCTGCTGGTATTGCTGCTGGAGATGTTTCTGCTGTATTTACTGCATTTGTTTATGGTTCTGAATTTCAAAAAGGAACTGCTGGAATGGTTGGATCACTTACTCCAGAAGTAAGAATCTTTGACGTTAAGCCAGTAATCATTAAGGATCGTTTTGAGATATCTGGTTCTGACATGGCTCAAATTGGTTGGATCGAAGTATCTTCTGAGAATGGAGCTAACGGTTTCTTGTGGTATGTAAAAGCTGAGGCTGAAACACGTCTACGTTACGAGGATCAATTAGAGATGATGTCTGTAGAACACGTTGAAGCAGCTGCTGGTTCAGGAGCTCTTGCTTACTTGTCTTCAGGTTTAACTCCATCTGCTGGATCTCAAGGTTTGTTCGCTTCTATTGAAGAAAGAGGAAATGTTTGGTCTGGTGGTAACCCATCTACAATGGCTGACTTTGATACAGTTATCGAGCGTCTTGATGGTCAAGGATCTATCGCTGAGAACACATTGTTCATCAACCGTCAGTTCTCTTTAGACTTAGACGATATGTTGGCTACACAAAACTCTTACGGAGTTGGTGGTACTTCTTATGGTATGTTCAACAACGATTCTGATATCGCATTGAACTTAGGTTTCACAGGATTCCGTCGTGGATCTTATGACTTCTACAAGTCAGACTGGAAATACTTGAACGACGCAACATTGCGTGGTGGTTTAACTGGTGGTAGTGTAAACGGAGTATTGGTTCCTGCTGGAACAACTACAGTTTATGACCAAGTTCTTGGATCTAACGCTAAGCGTCCATTCTTACACGTTCGTTACCGAATGGTTAACAACGAAAACCGTAAGATGAAGTCTTGGATTACAGGTTCTGCTGGCGGAGCAAGCAACAGTGATGTTGATGCAATGTTTGTAAATTACTTATCTGAACGTGCACTTTGTACATTAGGAGCTAATAACTTCTTTGAGTTCAAAAACTAATACCTTAGGGAGGGGTATAAGTGTCTCTCCCTATTTTTTTTACATATTATAATTTAAATCAAATGAAAAAAACAAATGAAATTAAGGACCGTGTATACGTCCTATCAGGAGATGCTTCTCCATTAAGTCAGTACATCCCATCAAGGGATACACGTCGTAGCCGTCTTCTTTACACAGATGAAAATGGAAGCAATAGAGCTATGCGTTACTCAATTAACCACAAGTCACCATTTATCGACGAACAAGATGATACAGCTATCTTAGAGCCTATCGTGTTCGAGGAAGGTATCTTAAATGTTCCAAAAAACAACAAGTCACTACAAGATTTCTTAGAGATTCATCCTGGTAACGAAAAAAATGGAGGAAGTGTGTTCTATCTTTTTGATCCAGAGAAGGACGCTGAAGAGAGAATGGCTGAGTTAGACTTAAGAACTGACGCAATTATTGCAGTTAAGTCTCTAGACTTTAATAGTCAGCTTGCTATTGCTCGTACTCTATTGAGTGGAAATGTAGATAAGATGTCTACAGCTGAGATTAAGTATGACCTTATGCGTTATGCAGAGTCATACCCACAAGACTTCTTAGAGGCAATTGGAGATCCAGACATCGACTTAAACAACCTAGCTGCTAGAGCGTTCAAGGATGGTCATGTAACACTGAGAGGTGGAAAGGACATATTCTATAACATAGCAGACAATAAAAAGAAAATTCTTACAGTACCTTTTGGATCAGACCCAATAGAAATGTTTGCCGCATGGTTGCACTCTGATGCAGGTTTAGATTTCTTTAAGATACTTGAAAATATGTATGCAGAATAATTAGTATATTTGTACTTTATTTTTAACCCATAAATTTTTTAAACATGGAAAAGTTTTTAAGTATTCCAGTAACTGGACAAGACAATCAATTAGTATCTGCTAATAATGTAATCTTAGTAGAGGCAGCAGCTGATTCAGCTACAGCTGTAACTACATTAATTACATATGCTGGAGGTAAGGTTGTTACAATTACTCATGCTGCACAAGTTGCATTTGATATGAGAACAGCAATTCAAAAAGCAATTGTTGAAGCACGAATGACTCCTTGGACAAAAGTTGTTTACAACTTTGTATCTCCAAGAGCAGTTAGTGATATCGATGTTGCATAATCATTTTCTGTAAAGCACAGATAAAAGGGCGCTCATAACGAGTGCCCTTTTTTTATTATCTTTGTATAAATTATAGAGATGATCGATAACGTCAGAAATACAGTACTTTCAATTATAAGCAAGGACAATAGAGGGTACATAACTCCAGAGGAGTTCAATCTATTTGCCAAGCAAGCTCAGATGGAGATATTTGAAGGGTACATGTATGACTATAACAACGCTGTATCTAAACAGAACGCTAGGATGATTAACGATGGTTATGCTAACGTACTGAATAAGTTAGAGGAAGCTATAGATATATTTAGACCTGAGCCAGTAGAGCTTACGTATGATTCGGATCCATTAGATTTAAACTATCCGTTGCCATCTGATATATTCTTGATAAATTCAGTTATATACAACGGCACTACAGAGGTTGAGAAGGCTCCGTACAACATACTTAACTTGGTGTCATCTAACATGACCGCACCTAGTACTTTGTATCCAGTGTACACACAAGGCGCTAATAAGATTAAGGTGTACCCATCTACTATAATAGCTAACATTAAGCTTGACTATATTAGAATACCAGCAGATCCTAAGTGGACGTGGTCTACGCTATCTGGAGGTGAGCCTTTATTCAACCAGGGAGCAACTGACTACAAGGACTTTGAGCTTCCGCCAGTTGATGAGCCAAGGTTAGTAGTTAAAATACTTCAGTATGCTGGAATCTCTATTAGAGAGGCTGAAATAGTTCAGGCAGCTAAGACTGAAGAGATACAAGATAAACAAGAAAAAAATTAATAGATGACTCCAGAACAGTACTACGCAGATCCTGAGAATTGGGGATCTTATCAGTATACATCAATGGTTGATATCGTCAACAACTTTACGTACATGTACGTTGGTAATGATAAACAACTAAATAATGTAAGACGTACAGAAATTATCTTCTATGTTAAGGAGGCTGTAAAACTATTGAACTTTGATGCGAAGGTTAATCCATTAAAGGCGATTGAGCTTACTGTTGGTGACGACTTGAAGTTTATACTTCCTAGTGACTACGTGAACTATGTTAGGATATCCTTAGAGGTAAACGGAGTACTTAGACAACTATTTGAGAACAGACAGGCTAACACAGCTGTTGGGTATCAGCAGGATGTAAACGGTGACTTGATATTTGATATCAACGGAAACGTGATGACTGAAATTTCAGCACTTGACCTAGCTAGAGTTAACCCATCTCAGTATAGTGGTCCAGGCCCTTACGATGGATACTACGGATGGTTTCTAGATGACGAGTGGTACTTCGGATACTCGATAGGTCCAAAGTATGGACTAGATACTAGCGAGATGAGTGCAGGTCCAACGTTCAGAGTAAACAACGGAGTTATAGATTTTAGCTCTGGTATGGCCAACCAGTCGTTAGTTATTGAGTACATATCTGACGGAATTGTTAGTGACGACAAGATCATCGTTCATAAGTTTGCTGAAGAGTTTGTGTACAGATATATTAAGTGGAAGTTGCTTAACAATAAGTATGGAATACCAGCATACGAAAAGAAGATGGCTAGAGATGAGAAGCAGGCTGAATTTAGAAATGCTAAGTTGAGACTTAGCGACATTCATCCTTCTAGACTATTAATGAGCCTTAGAGGTAGAAGCAGACAGATTAAATAAGTATGGCAGATTTAACCAATACATTTGTAAATGGCGCAATGAATAAGGACCTAGATGAGCGATTAGTGCCATCTGGAACTTATAGAGACGCCTTGAATATTGACGTAGATACAGACGAGTCTTCTAACGTAGGGTCAGCTCGTAACTCGCTTGGAAATACAAATGTAGGAAGCATCGATAGTATAGTTTCACCACTATCTACTGCTAACGCTACTACTATTGGAGCTGTTAAGTACGAGGCTACAAACCTAATATACTGGCTTGTAACTAGCCCATTGTTTGACGCTATCTTTGAATACAATGAGATTACTGGTGTAACAGAAAGAGTTTTACAGTGTAACAACGGTGGTTCTGGAACAACACTTAACTTTAACACGACATACATAGTAACTGGAATCAACTATATAAACGGGTTCCTATACTGGACGGATGACTTTAATCCTCCAAGAAAGATAAACATTTCAAGAGCAAAGGGTTACGCTATAGACGACGTAAAGATTGCTGACGATATAAACGTGATAATTGCTCCACCATTAAGTTGTCCAGTTATTAAACTGTATAACGACGGTAGCCAGGCCAATAACATATCCGAGAAGTTTATGTACTTCTCCTATAGGTATAAGTATGTAGACGGACAGTATAGCTCGATGTCTCCATTCTCAGCTGTCGCGTTTGAGCCAAAGGACTTCTTGTTAGACTACTCGCTAGGTTTTAACAAGGCGATGGTCAACAAGGCGAACTCTGTTGACATCACTATCAACACTGGAGGCAAGAACGTAACCGAGATACAGGTACTAGCGCATGACGTTCGTAACTTGAATACTAGCGTTGTAGAGTCTTTCAACAAGGAAGAGCTTAGTATTAACGACATGTCTTTATATACGTTCAAGTTTAACAACAACAAGACGTACACTATAATTGCTCAAGAGCAGCTTACTAGATTATTTGATAACGTTCCACTTACAGCAAAGGCACAAGACTTTGTAGGCAACAGAATAATGTATGGTAACTACACACAGTTCTATGACATCGTAGACTGTAATGGGGTAGATATAAATGTAGATATAACTGTAGAATACGACTCTGTTGCTACTGCATTAAATAAGCCTATTCAGACATGGAGATCAGATAGGGACTATGAGATTGGTATTGAGTATCTAGATGACTATGGAAGACATACGACAGTATTAACGTCTAACAATAATACTGTTTATATTAAGCCAGAATCATCTGCAAGTGGTAATAGCTTACGAGTTAATATAAATAATAAGCCACCATGCTGGGCTACTAACTATAGACTTGTAATTAAGCAAAGTCAAGGCAAGTACTATAATATCATTCCCGTGTATTTTTATACATTGGGTCAGTTTAGATACTTTTTGATACATGAGTCAGATAAAGATAAGTTTGCTGTAGGTGACTACTTAATATTTAAGTGTGACGCTGGAGGGCCCACTTATTCAAATAAAAAATATAAGATACTTGAGTTTAAGTCTCAACTGTCAGGTTTTGCAGGAAGTGGTTCGTTAGCAGGGCTTTATATAAAAATAAAGGTAGATTTTCCTAATGAATTGAATCCAAGTAGCGGACTTATATCTTATTGGTTTGAATCATTTGGCGCAAATGCGCTTGATCCTATTCAATCTACAACAGGTCAAGCTAATTATGCAGAGAATCCTATATACTATGGATCTGGAAATTCTAATAATTTATCTTTAGATACAAACTCTTTATTTGCTCCATTTTTATACAATGGAGAAGATGATTATAGAATAACTATAGAAGTATTATCATCAACTCAGTTTAGATGGACTAAAGATATAACTTCTAGTGGAGCATGGACATATGTTAATATAGACTTAGTAAATTCATATTTTATAAATACATCAAACTTATCATCTATTGAAGCACAAAATGTTGGATTTGGTGTTAGTGTGAAATGGAATGGACAACCTGCAATTGGAGATATTTGGAAAATAAATCTTAGAGGAAAAATTACACTCGCATTAAATAATAATTATTTTGGAGGCGAAGGCAT